TTCGTATGTTGGAAATGAAAATATCAAAAAAACAATCCAACAATATCTAGATCAAAATGACATTCAAAATTTTATTTTCTATGGTCCAGCTGGCACTGGCAAAACTACTCTTGCTAAGCTCATTGTTAATAATCTTGATTGCGATTATCTCTATATTAACGCTTCCGATGAGCGTGGTATTGAAACTATTAGAGATAAGGTACAAGGTTTCGCGTCTGTCGCATCTTTTAAGCCGCTCAAAGTTATCATCTTGGACGAGGCTGATTTCCTTACTATACAAGCTCAAGCATCGCTCCGAAATATAATTGAAACATTTTCACGTACAACACGTTTTATTTTAACTTGTAATTTTGTTGAACGTATTATTGATCCACTTCAATCACGTTGTCAAGTACTTAAAATTGTACCTCCTTCAAAATCTGATATTGCAAAACACGTAGCTGGTATTTTAGAACAAGAAGAAGTTGAATACGAAATTGATAATTTAAAAATTGTTGTAAATCAGTTTTATCCTGATCTTCGTAAAATGCTTAACACATTTCAAATGAGTGTTAAGGATAATAAGATAGTAATTGATAAATCAGTACTTGTTTCAAATAGTTATATGAATCAGGTATTAAAAGAATTACAACAGAAATCACCTAACTGGAGAACTATTCGACAAATTATTGCCGATTCAAATTCTAGCGATTTTGACGAGTTATATAAGTTTCTATATGATTCATCAAGCGAATTCGCCCCAGGCAATGAAGGTATGGTAGCTATTTATATAAACGAATATTCTTACCAATCACAATTTCGTATTGATAAAGAGATTAATTGCATGGCTTTAATTTCTCGTTTGATTGAATTAGCTAAACCACAACTACTTAAATGATGGATCTAATTTCAACTCACCCCGTTAAAAAACTCGATTTAGGGTTTCATGGAAACTTATTTGGTGGAAAACTATTAAGTTGGATTGATGCTGCTGTTGCTGCTTATGCTATGGAAAAATGCCATAGTAAAAATATGATCACAGTAGCTATTGATAAATGTGTATTCGAAAAACCAGCTAAAGAAGGTAATTTGATTAAAATATACGCTTGTATGTCTAAAATAGGAACAACATCAGCTACTTTTAATGTAGAAGCTAGAACATACAATGTGTTTAGAGGTGATGAAGAAGTTGTTTTAAAAACTCACATGACATTTGTTAGAGTAGACGATGAAGGAACACCAATTCCAGTCTCAGAACAAGTAAAACGTTTATTTAAAACACCAGACTCAAAATTGTGAGACATTTCATAGTATATCTTTTAACTTGGATATCAAGTAACTTGTCCATACCGTTCTGGATGATAGGACATGTTCATTTAACTATGAATGTATACCAAGACATACATGAAATCCTTATGTCATTTGGTATGAATATTATTGTAGCAATAGGATTTTACTTAGATTATAAAAAATATAAAAATGAGCAAACAACAACAAATGAATCTTAATATTGATATTAAGAACACTCGCCCCGTATTGTCACCTGAAGGCAATGCTGTATTTCAAGAAGGTGTAATCCTTCGTAAAGTATCTCGTTTTGTAACTGGTACTTCTGAAGATGGAATTATTCCTGTTCCCTGTTTTTTTGATGTAGTTACTGGTAAAGTATTAGTAGAATTGCTTCCTAAAGAACTAAGAGACGAGTTCAGTGATGAAAATATTTGATTGGCTTGATCAGATAACATACCATAAAAAATCTTGGGAAGATTTTACCGAAGATCAACAAGAATCGTTTAATTCTTACATGGTTCACCGGTTTTTGAGTATGTATGAGGGATATATTGATATCACAAATGTTGTGCAAAAATTTCCTCTTACTGAAAAAAAACTAATATATAATACCTACCGTTCCATGATCCCAAAGAAAAAAATGTTTCTGAAGTACATCAAATCCTCCAAGAAAAAAACACCACAAACTGTGTTAGAACACGTTGCAAATTATTTTACTATCTCCCTTGGAGAAGCCGAAGAATATACTTATATTCTCCGAAAAGAAGGTGTTCATGCAATTTTGTTTGAACAAGGAGTACAAGAAAAAGAAATAAATAAGTTATTAAAAGATTTAGTTTTATGATCACAGAAAATACAGGTTACGATTATACTGGAACTCAAAAAGCAATTACGGATTTTGAAAAAACATATCCTACACTTGCTGAGGCATTTAAAGAAACACAAAAAGAACAATACGAACTTTTTGCTCAAAAAATGATGGATTATGGTTTGAGTAATATTGCTCTTGGTTCACCACTTGAAGATGCTGAAGATATTAATCTATCGTTGACTGGTATTTGGTTGCGTTGTAATGACAAAATAAACCGCTTAAAAAACATGTTAAAGCGTAAAGGTCGTAATTACGTTCAAGACGAACCAATGATCGATAGTTTTATTGACATTTCTAACTACGGCATTATCGCTCAGTTAGTAATGAAGGGTAAATGGAAAAAATAAAATTTAGTTTTGTTATACCTTGCTGGGAGCAGACACATTTATTAAAGTGTTTGCTTCAAAGCATTTGGTGTCAAACTTATACTAATTGGGAAGTTATTTTAGTACATGATGGTCCAAATCCCTCACACGAAAAAGCTTTAGGAGACCTAATAGGTAATTCTAGATTCAAATATACAAATACAGAAGTAAGATATGGTTATTGGGGTCACTACGGTAGAGAAGTGGGTACTCAATTAGCAACAGGTGATTGGATTATTCATACAAATGATGATAATTACTTTATGCCTATTCTCCTCGAAGAAATCAATTCAGAAATCATTAGGAATCCTGAAGCTAATTTCGTATATTGGGAGATGATTTTAGGAAAATATAGCAATGTTCATAGTCATAATAAAAAAGATTATGGACATTTTGTTCCTAAAATTAAACACAGTTATATTGATTGGGGCCAATTTGCAACAAAAAGTGAAGTTATAAAAAAATATTCAATAAATAAACACGAGGCAGCAGCTGATGGAACATTAGTAGAAAATATGAAACACGAGTTAAATCCTGTTTTTATTGACAAGTGTTTATTTGTACACAATTAAGTTTTGGCTAAAAAGAAAAAAATACCACAAATAGTAAAGCAGATTAAAAATCAACCTTTACGAGAAATGAATTATGCCTTTGAAAAGGCAGTTTCATATAGTCAATTTTCTGTGTTTCAAAGTTGCCCTCGCAAATGGTCTTTACAGTATAGAGACGGTCATTACACGTCTGAACAATCGATTCACATGACCTTCGGGACGGCGTTACATGAGGCAATACAACATTATATAACAACTATATACGAGGTTAGTGGTGCTGCAGCAGACCGGATTGATTTAAAAGAATATTTTGAAGAACGATTCAGAGAAACTTATTTAAAAGATTACAAATCAAATAATAATACTCATTTTAGTAACTCAATTGAAATGAATGAGTTTTTTGAAGATGGTTTATCTATTTTAGATTTTTTAAAGAAAAGACGAAATGGATATTTTGGAAAAAAAGGTTGGCATCTAATAGGATGTGAGTTACCTCTTATGGTTAATCCTAATCCTCAATATCCAAACATTTTATATAAAGGGTATTTAGACGTAGTATTATACAATGAAACTTTCAATAAGATTAAGATCCTTGATATTAAAACTTCTACTAAAGGTTGGAGTGATAAGGAAAAGAAGGATGAAGTAAAACAATTTCAATTAATTCTTTATAAGAAATTCTTTGCTCAACAATTTAACGTTCCTGTAGATGATATTGAAATAGAATTCTTTATTGTAAAACGTAAAATCTGGGAAAATAGTGATTTCCCAATCCCACGAATACAAGAATTTAAACCAGCTTCAGGTAAAGTAAAATTAAATAAAGCATATAATGCTATTAATGAATTTATTGGAGAAGTATTTAATGCCGATGGTTCTCATAATTCCAGAAACCATCACCCACAACCTTCAGCACATAATTGTAGGTTCTGTCCTTTTAAAAATAATAAAGAGCTTTGCGATAAGGGATTAACTTAAGGATCTCTTTATATATTTATATATGATAATTAAATAATAAAAGCTATGAGTAAAAAAGATATGACACTAACCTCTGTTAAAGTACAGAGCGAGTTGTTTGAGAATTTTAAAATCTCTTGCGTAAAATACAAATTTTCCCTACAAAAGCTTGCTGATCGAGCTATTCATTTGTATCTTACCGATGACGATTTTAGAAAAAAAATTCACAATCACAACAACCTAGACGTTTAAAAAAACAACAAATTTAGTTACATGAATAATAGTTTTGAACACTTGCCAAAAGAGCAAAGGAAAAAGATCTTACTTATTTGTGACGATATCCGAGTTCATTCGGGGATTGCAACAGTAGGTAGAGAAATTGTAATTCACACCTCCCATCATTTCAATTGGGTAAACATTGGTGGAGCAGTAAAACACCCAGAAGAAGGTAAACGTTTAGATCTTTCAGAATCTACAAACGTAAATGCAGGTATTGATGATTCTTCAGTAATTATGTATCCAGTTACAGGATACGGTACTCCAGAATTAGTTCGTCACTTAATTAAAGCTGAACAACCTGATGCTATTATGTTGATTACTGATCCTCGTTACTTTACATGGTTGTTTGCTATTGAAAATGAAATCCGTAAACACATTCCTATTGCTTACTTAAACATTTGGGATGACTATCCAGCACCTCACTACAATAAAGCATTTTATGAGGCATGTGATTTGTTGATGGGTATTTCAAAACAAACAGTAAACATCAATAAACTTGTATTACGAGATAAAGCGGAAAGTAGAATTTTACGTTATGTTCCTCACGGTTTGAATAATGATATTTTTAAACCTTTGAGTAAAGAAGATGAACAATTAAAAGAATTTAAAAAGAAATTATTCCAAGGTAAAGAATATGATTTTGTTTTGTTCTTTAACTCTAGAAATATTCGCCGCAAACAAATTCCAGATGCGATGTTAGCTTATAGATACTTTATTGATAAATTGTCTATTGAACAAGCTAAAAAATGTGCATTTGTACTTCATACCGAATTAGTAAGTGAACACGGTACAGATCTCCCAGCAGTTCAAGAATTGATTTTAAATGGAGAACAATACAATGTAATTTATACTGGAGATCGTTTTGATGCTAATGGAATGAATTTATTGTATAACAGCTGTGATGCTCAGATTTTGTTAACATCAAATGAAGGTTGGGGATTAAGTTTAACGGAAGCTATGTTATGTGGTTTACCTATTATTGCTAACGTAACAGGTGGTATGCAAGATCAAATGCGTTTTGAATTTGAAGATGGTACTTGGATTGATTTTGATGCAGATTTCCCTTCAAATCATAACGGAACCTATAAAAAACACGGTAAATGGGCTTTCCCAGTATATCCAACAAATCGTTCATTAGTTGGTTCACCACCAACACCTTATATTTGGGATGATAGATGCACCTCAGAAGATGCAGCTGAACAAATTATGGCTGTTTATAATTTAGGTAAAGAAGGTCGTGAAGAAGTAGGTTTAGCTGGCCGTGAATGGGCTATTGGTGATGAAGCTGGATTTACAGCAAAACACCAAGCATCAAGAGTTATTGAAGCATTTAATACACTATTTGAAACTTGGAAACCGAGAGAAAAATATGAATTAATTAATGTTAATCAAGTAGAAGATAGAATTGTAAACCATAAATTGTTATATTAATGAAACCGTTATTTGTAATAAGTTCTCCTTTTGACACCTATAGTGGCTATGGTGCTCGTTCAAGAGATTTAATTAAAGCCATTGTAGAATCTGATAAATATAATGTAAGATTGATTTCCCAACGTTGGGGAGGTACACCGTTTGGATTTTGTGAAGATAATCCAGAATGGAAATTTCTTTTAGATCTACAACTCCCTAATAATCAACTTCCTAAACAACCAGAAATTTGGGCTCAGGTAACTGTACCTAATGAATTCCAACCAGTAGGAAAATATAATATTGGTTTTACAGCTGGTATTGAAACTACTTTATGTGCACCTGAATGGATTGAAGGATGTAACAGAATGGATCTTAACATTGTTTCTTCAGAACATTCTAAAAAAGTATTTGTAGATTCTAAATATGAAAAAAGAAACAAACAAACAAATGTTCTTGAAGGTACAATTGAATTATCTAAACCTATGGAAGTGTTGTTTGAAGGAGCAAACACAGACATTTACAAAGTTATTGAATCTCACCAAGTTAAAACTATTAATTTAGATTCAATTAAAGAAAAATTTGCATATTTGTTTGTAGGTCACTGGATTACAGGTGATTTTAATGAAGATAGAAAGAATGTAAGTTTGTTAGTTAAAGCATTTTATGAAGTATTTAAAAACAAACAAAACAAACCAGCACTTATCTTAAAAACTTCTCAAGTAGGTGCCTCTTATATGGACCGAGAAGAAATTCTTAAAAAGATTAAACAAATTCTTAAAACTGTAAACTCTAAAAATGTACCTAATGTTTATTTGTTACATGGAGAATTTACAGATGTAGAAATGAATGAATTATATAATCATTCTAAAGTAAAAGCTATGGTTAGTTTAACTAAAGGTGAAGGTTTTGGTCGTCCACTACTTGAATTTAGTTTGACTAAAAAGCCAATTATTACTACAGGATGGTCTGGACATATGGATTTCTTGAATCCCGATTTTGTAAATCTAATTCAAGGTCAATTAACAAATGTACATGAAAGCGCTGCTAATCAGTTTCTATTAAAAGATTCTCAATGGTTCTCAGCAGACCATGGTCAAGTAGGTTACTTCCTTAAGGATGTATTTGAAAATTATAAAAACTATACTGACAAAGCAAAACGCCAAGCATATTATAGTAAATCCAACTTTAGTTGGGATAAAATGAAGGAAAAAATTGATACTATTTTAACAGATAATATCCCTGAGTTTCCTAAAGAAGTAAGTTTAAAACTACCTTCACTGAAAAAAATCGAAATGCCAAAACTTAAAAAAGTAGAACAAAATGGATAATCTAATTGTATGCGCACATTGTGGCTCAGATGCCTGCTATGTTGATGAAGTGAATCAAGATATTAAAACTTATTTTTGTTATGGGTGTGGTTTTCAAACTAACTCATTAATGAAAGAAGGTGAAACATTTTTTGAAGAACAAATTTCCATACTTCCTGAATTGTATAAGGATTTATTAGGTAAAGATGATGATGGTCACGTTTGGATGCCTTCATCAGTAAATGTTCCTACCCAAGGTATGATATTTGCTAATGGTCCCTCTAAAGATCAATGGGGATGGGGAGCTGTTAAAGCAGTTCCTGTTACTGAAGAGGAAAAAGAAAAATATCCTATTAAAAACCAACCAGGAAAATTTTACGAGTGGAGAATGGATATGACTACTCTTCAAATGTTCCCTGAACGTGATTTTATAGAAGCTCTTTCTTATATTGGTGTTTTACCTGAATAAAAATAAAATTTATGAAAAAAATATGGTACGCTCCCTATAAGTTTGAATCTTATGGAGAAGAAGAAATTAAAGCAGTAGAAGAATCACTCCGCTCAGGATGGTTAGGTGGACAAGGTCCTAAATCAGTTGAATTTGAAGAAAAAATTGCTAAACGATTTGGTAAAAAATATGGTGTATTTGTTAACTCAGGTTCATCAGCATGTTTGTTAGCTATTGCCGCTTTGAATTTACCTAAAGGATGTAAAATTATTACTCCGGCTTGTACATTTTCAACCACATTGGCTCCTATTATTCAATTAGGTTATAAACCTAAATTTGTAGATGTAGGATTAAATGATTATGTAGCTGATATTGATCAAGTTGTAGCTGCTATTACTCCAGATGTAAAAGCAATTATGTTACCTAATTTGATTGGAAATAAACCAGATTGGAAACGTTTAAAACAAGAAATCAAATTGTTAGGTAGAACTGATATTATCTTAATTGAAGATTCAGCTGATACAATTACTGAAACCCCTGAATCAGATGTTGCTACAACTAGTTTTTATGCCTCACACGTAATTACAGCTGGTGGAGTAGGTGGTATGGTAATGTTTAATGATAAAAAACACGTTACTTTAGCGCTACAATACCGTGATTGGGGACGTTTGGGTGATGATTCAGAAATCATGGATGATCGCTTTAACCACATGGTAGATGGTATTCCTTACGATCATAAATTCCTATACTCAGTACTAGGTTATCATATGAAAGCAAGTGAAATGAATGCTGCTTTTGGATTGGTTCAACTTCACCGCTTTGAAAAATTCGAGCAAATCCGTAGAGCTAACATTGAACGCTACATTGAAAATCTTCAAGGTGTAGGTGATTTAATTCTCCCAGACGATTCAATCAAACCAAACTGGCTAGCTATTCCGTTTCAAACAGAACATCGCTTTGATTTACTTACATTCTTAGAAAACAACAATATTCAAACTCGTGTAACATTTGCTGGTAACGTAACACGCCACCCAGCTTATAGAGAGTTCCTACAAGATTTTAAAAATGCAGATACTATTATGAAAAATGGTTTCTTGTTAGGAGCACACCACGGAATGACTATTGAGGACGTAGATTATGTCTGCGATAAAATCAAAGAATTCTTTGCTAAATGAAACCAGTAATTCTAGGAAACGGAATTTTAGGTAAAGAATTAGCCAAACAAACAGGGTGGGATGTATTATCCCGCTCTGTTGATGGTATTGAATTAACAAATATTATTACTTGGGCACATAAATTATTGCCTTATGATACTATCATCAATTGTATTGCTTATACAAAAACATATGATGATAATAAAAAATTGCATTGGGATGTTAATTACAAAGCAGTAGTCGATTTAATAGATTATTGTAATAACCACAATAAAAAACTAGTTCATATATCTACAGACTATGTCTATACTAATTCAATTGGTATACCAAGTGAAGAAGAAGTCCCAGTCCATCAAGCTACTTATTATGCTTACACAAAGTTATTAGGAGATGCCTATATTGAACTTAAAGGAAAAAATTATTTAATTTTAAGGGGTACTCATAAACCTACTCCATTTCCTTATAAAGGTGCTTGGGTAAATCACTTAGGTAATTTTGATTATGTAGATGTAATTGTTGATTATTATATTAAGCTAATTGAAAAAGATGCTAAAGGTTTATTTAATGTTGGAACCGAATTTAAAAGTATGCATCGTTTAGCTAAAAAAACTAACCCTAAAGTTTCTCCTATTTACAATGAAGATATTAGAGTACCTTTAAATGTAAGTATGAATGTTTCAAAATTAAATAAATTTTTAGATGAAAATTAGTTATGCTATTTTAACTCACAATGAAGGTGAGTATATTGCCGAATTACTTGCGTTATTACTCACATATAAACGTGATATAGACGAGATTGTTATCGTTGACGACTACTCTACTGATGAAAGAACTAAATCAATATTAAACGAATTTAGTGATCTAATTAAACTTGAGTATAGAACCTTTGATGGCGACCACACCCAGAAAAACTATTTAAATTCTAAATGTACTGGGGACTATATTCTTCAACTTGATGCCGATGAATTAGTTAAACCTGAGTTTTTAGAAATGCTTCCTATTTTGTTAGAAGAAAATAATGAAATAGATTTATTCATTATGCCTCGAATCAATACCGTAGAGGGACTTACCCAAGAATGGATTGATAAATGGAGGTGGAACGTTAATGAAAAAGGATGGGTCAACTTCCCAGACTGGCAAATGCGTCTTTATAGAAACTGTGATTGGGTAAAGTGGGATGGTTTACTTCATAGTAAAATTGAAGGACATAAAACATATGTTTTCTTGCCTACTGAAGAATTATTTTGTATATTGCATCCAAAACAAATAGATCGACAAATTGCTCAAAATAATTTGTACGATAAAATTGAACAAACCGGCAGAAGTAAATACAAAGTATGAACCTAATACTATCCCCAGCAGGCGATAATTCTCTTCACTCAGAGTGGATTCAGGGTAAACCTAACTTTGATTTAGTTCTCCTTTATTACGGAGATAATTTAGAAAAAGCAGGATCTTATTTAAAAGACACTCCACATGTTTATGCCTCTAAAGGTTTTAAATGGTGGTTAATTAAAGCTTTTATTGAAGATAATCTAGAATGGTTTTCACAATACGAGTATATTTGGTTTCCAGACGATGATTTAAAGATTACTACTGAGGATATAAATAAGTTATTTGAGACAGCTAAGCAGTATGATTTATACATTTGCCAACCAGCTCTTTTAGGGTATGCTTCTCATCAAATAACAGTACCACAAGAAGATTCTTTATTGAGGTATACTAACTTTGTTGAAGTAATGGCTCCTTTAATGAATTTAAAGACAGCATTACAACTCAAAGAAACATTTGATGTAAACTATTCTTCTTGGGGGTTAGATAGTATATGGCCTTATTTATTAGGAAATCCTACGGACAAGGTAGCTATAATAGATTCTATAAAGATGGTCCATACAAAACCTGTAGGTAATCCTGAATTATACTCTAGATTACCTCATTCAATCCATTTTGATACTCAATTAGCATATAACAAATATGCCCCCGATTTGGAATTCTCACATGTTGAATATTTTAAAATTTTATTATGAAAAAAGCACTTATATTAGGTGGTGGTGGTTTTATAGGAGGCCACTTAGCCAAAAGACTCAAAGATGAAGGTTTTTGGGTTCGTATTGTAGATATTAAAGAAAAACACGAATATTGGAATCATGAAGACATTTGTCATGAATATATTTGTGGTGATTTAAGAGATCCTATGTTAGTATCTCGAATAATGATGTCACCAAACCAAACCTCAGAATCGGATAATGTAAATTCATTTGATGAAGTATATCAATTAGCAGCTGATATGGGTGGTGCTGGTTATATTTTTACAGGTGAAAATGATGCAAATGTAATGCATAACTCAGCTTTGATTAATTTAAATGTAACCCATGAAGCAGCTAAAAAATCAGTTAAACGTGTATTTTATCC